AGCGTGATATGTTCATGTTGCAGTGAGCATACCAATGCAATAGAGCAAGAGCGTGAATCCGTTGAAATAAAAGAATTCAACTGGTCGCAGTATCAACAAGACATAGTCAACAGCAGAATTCAACAACATGGCACGATTGGGAATGCCATAATTACAATGGATGCCCAGATCGCTGCATTAGAGGTCGAGGTCGAGGTGTTACAAGACATGGCCAATTGGGATGAGGAAGAATGAACAGTAAAGAATTCAACCAGCACAGAAAAGACTTTTTTGACACTGCAATGTCATTGAGCGATGCCAAGAGCATTGAGTATACCATATCATCAGATGATAGGCTGGCCAACTTCAAGAATGTAGCGGAGAGGCTGGGAATAACACCAATGCAAGCTCTGATGGTCTATGTATTAAAGCATGCGGATGCTATTTGTAATGATGCAAAGACCGGTAAGCAATTCAGCGATGAGAGCTTTTATAGCAGAGCATACGATATTTGTAACTACATGGTGCTTGCGACAGCACTACATAAAGAAACACATACTAATGAAGATAACACTGAACCAGATAGAAATAAACTTGGCGACACAGGCGGGAGCAGCAAAGATGCTTCAGAACCAAGCCAATGGAGTGAGCACTCAAGGACAACGTAGTTTTGATCCTGACATAATTGGCATGGCCGGCGAGCTGGCCGTGTGCAAGTACTTCAACCGATGGCCAGACCTGAGTATAGGACCACATTATAGTGGGCACGACCTCATGGTCAAGGGCAAAAGGGTCGATGTAAAGACCACCAAATATAATCCCGGGTATCTACAGGCCAAGATGAAAAAGACGGTCGATGCCTGTGACGTGTACATACTGGTCCATTCAGACTTTCCAAGCTTCGAGATATTAGGTGGCGCAACCTCAGAGCAACTAATCAATCCATCTACCATACGAGATACTGGATTTGGTGAACGATATACACTGGAACAAACACAGCTAAGTACCTTGAGGTCCTTGTTTGCATAGTATATCAAAAGGCGCACTGGGAGAATTGGCTGTACAGAAATCTCTTATACAGCAAGGGTATAGCATCTATGCGCCTGTGGTGGATGTGGACCAGATTGACCTGGTTGTGGAATTGAACAATGGCTCGATGAAAAAGGTGCAGATCAAGACGGTGATGGCATTAAAACGCGGCACGGCCGTAGAGGTCAGCCTTACAAAATATAAGAATACGAATCGAGTCGATGTGGTGGCCGTGTACTATCTACCAAAAGATATTATTGCTTATGTGCCTTATGATAATACACATGCTTTAACTCTTGCACTCATCACCGGTAAGAACAATCAGACCAAGAACCGCAAGTGGTTTTATTCATACGAGCGGTTTCCGGAGTTCAGTTAATGATGAAAGTTATATCACTTGGTATGGGTGTACAATCAACTGCAATGTATATGATGAGCAGTAAAAATATAATAGAAAGGGCGGATCACGCAGTATTCAGTGACCCGGGTGCAGAATCACCACGTACCTATGAGATTATGAAATTTTTATTGGATTGGGCAGAGTTAAATGATGGTGTACCGATTCATGTGACCAAGCAAAAAAATCTATACGAAGATATATTGAATCAAAAGAATAGCACTGGGCATCGCTTTGCATCTATACCAGCTTTTACTGATAATGGTGGCATGATACGTAGGCAATGTACGTATGAATATAAAATTCAGCCTGTGATACAGCAGATAAGGAAATTGCACAACTTAAAGCCTAGAAAGCACATGCCAATTACACAAGTGTGGCTTGGAATCTCAATGGATGAGATACAACGAATGAAAGAAAGTATGTTGCCAAGAATTGAGTATTACTATCCACTGATCGAGCAAAGAATGACGCGTGGCGATTGTATGAAGATATTTGACCGTTTTCAGTTTCCAAAGCCACCAAAGTCAAGTTGTGTGTTTTGTCCTTATCACAGCGATAAGAATTGGAAAGACCTTAAAGATAATGATCCAGAATCATTTCAAAAGGCCATAGAGGTAGATGAAGCCATACGCGATATGTCGCAGCGGGGATCAAAAGAACCAATATTCATACATCGCACATGTAAACCATTGAAGGATGTTGAGTTCGTGGACCAACAGGAACTATTTATGTGTGAAGAAGGATTCTGCGGCTTATGAAACATTACGCTGGCAGCATAGCATATGACAATGAACACGATGAGTGGGAAGACTCACTGTTCATGGCATTCTCATTCGATGAGCTATGCAAGGATATGAAAGCATTTATGAAATGCAGAAAGAATACCGAAGTGCATTTTGCTTCTTATACGGACCGCTTTGGTAAAGAACATGATATAACAAACAAGGTAAAAGAAAGGGTTGAGTAATGCCAAAGACAAAGCACCACAAGAAGAAGTATCCAAATTCAGAATGGGTACGTCGCAGAAACATACGCAAAGCAGCAGCCAAACAAGCTTTAAAACAAAACTTATCAGAGCCGCCGGTGGATACGGTGGATTTATCAGACAATATAAAAGAGACCCATTCAGCTGCACAGAGTCCCAAGCCAAAAAGTTGGTTGGGCGCAATCAAAAATGTGTTTGTGGGTCGGGGAGAAAGGTAAAGAAATGCTGTTTGTAGAGAACAAGGAGACCAGAGGGCGCAAGCTTATCGTGGATGATGTATTGAAAGCTTGTGGTGAATGTGGCCACGTATGGGAAAAGGTAAATAAACGTGTTTACGCAGTATCGCATATGATATATCCATTTGGAGTGATACCAAGGATAGGTAAGGAAGTCAAAACGTGTCCGCGTTGCAAATAAAATGCGAATGCTTGATCTATTCAGTGGCATTGGTGGCTTTGCACTGGCAGCACAGTGGTGTTGGGGTGACGAGCTTGACTTGGTTGGATTCTGCGAGATAGAGAGGTATGCACAGAGAGTTTTACAAAAACATTTTCCTGGAGTCACTATATATAATGACATTACAAAACTTGATGGAAAGGACTTTAAGGATATTGACCTTATTACTGGTGGTTTCCCATGTCAGGATATCAGCCTTGCGGGCAAAGGAGCTGGCATAGATGGCGAAAGGTCGGGTCTATGGACAGAAATGCACCGCATTATTAGCGAAGTACGACCAAGATATGCGCTCATTGAGAACGTACCAATGCTCATTCATAGAGGAATTGAACGAGTACTCTGCGACCTTACCGAGATCGGGTACGATTGTGAATGGCAGATTATCGGAGCAGACGAAGTGGGAGCTTGGCATCGAAGAAAAAGAATCTGGATATGTGCATACATTTCCAACACCAACAGTAGCGGACACGTTCACAGACAAATTAAAGAGCAGCCAGCAGAAACCGGGGTCGATGCATTCCGTGAATCTGAGTCAGGCGGTACATATGAAAGAAATGTTTCCGACACCGACAGTGGACGACTCAAAGAACAACGGAAGTCAGAGCCAGTTCAAGCGCACAAGGCTGGGGAAGAAGCGTACTTTGAACTTGAATGCGGAAGTAGTGGCAAGGAACGAAGAATTAAAACCCGGCGATGGAACGCTGAACCCGATGTGGGTAGAGTGGTTAATGGGGTTTCCAATCGGGTGGACAGGCTTAAAGGATTAGGTAACGCAATAGTGCCCCAAGTGGCCTATGAGATAATGAAAAGAATTAAACAACAGGAGACAACATGACACAATGGTATCTATATGAAGTAATGATAACAGGAGTAATGGACGTGCTGATGGTAGCGTTATTCGGCATTTGTTTTTACTTCTTAATGAAGTGGTATGTATGGATGTGGTTTAAGCGCATATGGGTAGTGGTGCTTACGATCAATAGAAAACTAGACCTAGTGCTGCAATTGATGGGCGTGGACCTTGACGATCCAGATGGAAATAAAAATGTGGTTGATTGATGTAGCAGAGTGGTGCGTAGAAGCACTGGTGCTAGGCTTGGCATTCTTTTTCTTTGCCGCGGGCACATTCATCATAATGACGGTTCTAAGCATAACCTACGGTGCGTTCAAGAGGTCGGACCTAAAAGCTTGGATCGATAATCAATAAACAGAGGACAACATGGGAAACAAGATAAAATATAACAAGTTCAAAAAACACGGAGAGATATACGTATTGGATGACGATACGAAAGCTCCAAGTGTTACCACGGTCATTGGCGAGAACCTTGGTTGGAACAAACAGCCACTTATGAACTGGGCAAAGCGCCAGACCATGATAGGCAATGACGTAGATGCAGTATTAAAGGATGCCGGTGAGACCGGAACGCTGTTGCACCTACTCATCGAAGCACATCAGCGTGGTTTTGATGTGGATACAAGAGACTTCACCGCTAATCAAGAAGAAGCAGCTCTAAAATGCTTCACCGGGTATCTGAATTGGGCCAATAAGGTCAAGTTCAAACCGCTGGCCAGTGAGGTGGTGCTGGTGGACCATGAACAACGAGTGGCGGGAACCGTGGATTGCATCGGGACCATTGGGGAAGACCTCATACTCATTGATTGGAAAACGAGTCGCTATCTATATAAGGAGCATAAGATACAAGTTGCTCAGTATGTGAATATGATGGAAAAGACAAGTGGTGTTGAGTACATCACGAACGATGGGAACGAATTAAAGCGGTATAGGCCGGATAATAATCAACGGAAGTTTGCCTATGCCATGATATTAAGATTTGACAAGAACGAAGTCAAATATCATCAGCATAAGGTGGATAGAAAGAAAATAGACGCTGGTATCGTTGCATTTCAAAGTTGCCTAGACCTACATAATATAAAGAAATCTGTGTGAGGCCAAAATTTGACCACGTAAATACCAGTGGTCGCAGAGCTAGATGCCAACAACCTGAGTGTGATGGTCGTAAGACCTTTGATGTCAGTATCAACGAAGATTTCAGCTACTGTCATCATTGCCGGAAGCACTGGTCCCACCTAGAGACCAATAAGGTAGTGGATGCGCCTGTAAAAACCGTAAATACTCGCACCCCTAAGTTCGTCCGCGGGGACAAGGCCCGGGAAGATGCGAACTATGAAGAAGCACGAAGTAATTTTCTTGAGCATTTTGATGTGGTGGTGGACACCTTGCAATTGCCGTGGTCAGACAAGGCCAAGGAATTCGAGATCGGTGCACTAAACCACAAGGACACCATACGTTTGGTATTCGAGATCGGTAAGAATCATTATAAGCACCATAAGGGTCCACAATATGGACAGGCCGAATGTGCAATATTTCCCATAAGCGTACTCCCACAACTACAAAAAACGAGTACGCTCCTCATCTGTGAGGGCGAAAAAGACGCAATCACAGCCAACGCCAACGGTGCGCCAGCCATTACTTTTACCTCGGGTGCTGGCGCACTACCTCGCGATATAAGTGTACTGGACCAGTTTGAAAACGTGGCCATATGCTATGATAATGACGCGAAAGGTGTTGAAGGTGGGGGTAAGGTCGCCTTGGAATTGTACAAACAGAATAAATCCCGGCGTATCAAAATATTAAAGTGGACCGGCAAGGATGAGAAGTACGACATTACGGACCATTTCATGGATGGCCATACGGCCAATGACCTCTATAGCATGCTGGATAAGATGCCTGTGTTTGGACGGAATGTCTCAGACCTGGGCGGACTACCCGAGTATGACCCGGACACATTTGTAGAGAAACTGGACCGGGAAGTGGTGCAGATCTGTGAGGAAATACTACTAGAGAATGGCACGTCTAGCATCTCTGGCCAATCGAACGTGGGCAAATCCATCTTGGCATTGCAATTCGCGTTATCGGTGGCCATGGGCGTGCCGTTTCTTACCTTTCGGGTTCCACGGCCCCGGAGGGTACTGGTGGTCCAGTTCGAGATGATGGATGCCATGGTCGCACAGCGAGTGACCAAGATAAAGAGGGCCATGTTCGAGCAATATCCTAACCGCGAAAAATATTATAAGGACAACCTGAGGATCTGTTCTGTGTCCGAAATAGAGATATTCACGGACCAGTACAAGGCCATTGAGGGCAACCTCATGGCGGCGGACCCTCCTTATGATGTGGTGGTGATAGACAATCTATATACGTCCCAGCGAGGCAATATCGCCAAGAATGATGAATTGACCCAGCTGATGAGCCGTATCGATACGCTAAGAAAGGAATACCAGTGCAGCTTCTTGCTGGTGTCCCATCATAAGAAGCTCGAGGAACGTAGGCCGCTGGAGCATTCCATGGTGTATGGTGGATCGTATTTTGTCAATTTCCTTGATAATCTGGTGCAAGTGGCCAACACTGGAAGACATAACCAATTGAAGGTCTTCAAGATCACCAAGATACGGACCGATAATCAGTTCCATGACGTGCCGCTGGGGATCTATCTACAAGCGGATGATGACCGGCTTTCGTTCCAATATAAAAAGCCATTACCAAAGAATGAAATGTACTGGTATACCAATCCGGAACAGAGTACGGAAGAGCGAATATTGGAAGCGCTGGAAACTCAAGGTGCTAATTTTAGTAGCAAGCAATTTGCCAAGGCATTGGAAGAAGTTATGAAGATTTCTAGTACAAAAAGCGTTTATAAGTGGCTGGATAAGATGGAAGATATGGGGTATATAATGAAAGTTGAACGTGGTCATTATGCTAAATGTCCCAATGAATTGGAAGCGTTTTTAGGATGACCGCGCACACTCCAGAGGTAAAAAAGGTAAAAAAGGTAAAAAAGTTTTTTACCTACGTTTCACGATTTGGGACACTCTTCACGACAATCTTTTTTACCTTTTTTACTTTTTTTACTTTTTTCCCCCATGGGCTATTTTGGACATAAAATGTCCACTTAGCCACAAAGCAGATAAATCTTGCCATTACGCAGCTGGAACCAATGAAAATATAAAATGTAGCTACATCATTGGTTATTATCATAAGATGAGTATCAAACATCTTGATCGTTGCTTTTTGAAAATGAAAAGTCGCGACAAACTGGCTTGGCAGAACCGAATGATAAAAAAATTCGGTAAGCCAAAAATATAAAATTCTTCCAACGAAAAATATTAAAGATGAGCTCTGGGCGTTGGTTTGAAGAAAAAAACCAAGATCAAGTAACATTTTGATACATCATTTTGATCGCAATGAGACCCCAAAAAAAACCGGGTAAAATGTCGCGAATCTTGGCCAATTTCGGAGCTACCTTGGCAGCTTGGCCGGCGGACCAAAAACGGCGCATAATAGGCCAAAAACGGCCGCAGCTAATGCGGCATAAATTCACCGGACCGCGGGCCGCGTCTTAAATCCCAGCTTTTATGCTTTATAGAGGAGCGGCGCACGTGCCCGGCTGCATAGCTTGCCGCATTTATGGCGCTAAATTTGGCCGTGATCAAGTTTTTTTAATTTATCTTACACTAGGTAAGGCCAAAAAAAAACCCGCTGGGAGGCGGGCTTTTTTTCTGCTGCTGCTGCGGTCTATTCAGGCGGGGACATCATCACGGCGAATTTATGCAGCCATATAAAATACGCAATTAGGATGATCCACTCTATAAGCTCATGAAGTGTCATCTGCGCTCTTTATGCAGCCACGTTTTACCGTATCTATCTACTTCCAATTTCCGTCCAACTATGGCGCGGATATCTTGAGCAAACGCGACAACCTCGTAACATTCCGCTAGGGCTGTCTCATATTCTTCTATAGCTGGTTTTTTCATTCCTATTCTATCTTCTATATGTATACTATCCACGGTATCACGAATGACACTTAAATGTACATAGTGTAATTGTGACTCGATTATATAGTCGGAGCCAAATATGTTATGGAGCCGCGTTTGCTCCGGATTATTTTTGTATAATATCATTTTTTGTCTATCCTTTTTTTAGTTTAATGTATTGGTATAACAATTTTTATATCTTTGAATTTATCCCGGTTGCCGCATGCATGCGGATTATCTTTCATTAGCGTACAATCTCCGCAATACTTTGGACATATGAAGACCTTTTCACCGGCGAACTTTTCGCGGATCTCTCTTGTATGGTCCCGGGTCATTTCTTGCTTGCTCCAAGCGCGCTCCGTTTCTCTTGACACCATCACGGCGACGAATTCACCGCGGTATATAGGCAAGGTCTTGACATATTCAGCAACCGGACCAGTGCTATACTTGCCGCCGCTGGAGAGGTTCAAAGCATAGTTTTTAGGCCATTCATACCCGGTTTGATCTAGCTCCATGAATAGATGTAAGCTCTTGCTGTATCCGTAAGCTTGGATCCTTGGAAATTTCTTTAACGTATCCATCCAAAAGCGCAGCGCGTTTAATGTCTTAAAATCTCCGTCCACATAAAGCCGCAGCGGTATGACCCGGCCTTGATTGGCCTTAGTTTCATATATGCGCCGGAGCT